TTTATAATATGTTAAATATTTACTCGATATTTTAACATAATATAGAGTTGCAGGTTTATTTGGGTCGAAACCATAAGACGCACAAGATGGACAGCCGTCTCCCCTCAGTATATTATCAGGTCTAATTAACCATTCATGACCTTCTGAACAGCTATGTAAAATAGGGAATCTAGCATTTATATAAGGTTCCATGCACTTATAATTTATATTTTTACTCACTAGCTCTAACTTATAATCTTCGGTTGTTTTCTTTCGCTTAAAATTTCCGTAGCAATCAGGGCATTTTCCTCTATAGGATAATATATAGCTTGGTGTAGTTTTCCACTCATTTGAACATGTATTGCATCTGTGTAATATTTTTGTATTCGCACCAGAATAGCTTTCTAATGGACAGTAAGGTAAGTTTCTTATCTTTAGTTCTTCACAATATTCTTCGTGAGTTCTTTTTCGTGGCATTACTTGTTTCCCTTCTTTGCACTGTCTCTAGCTTTCTTTAGTTGTTCAGCCGATCTCTTTATCATAGATTCATCAAGCCTGACTAAAGTTTCTAAAAATATATCTTTCTCTGTGACGCCTACTACGTCCATATGTAGAGGGAGAGCAGTATAGTCTTTGCCCATATACCCTATATCGGGGTATACTCTATCCCCCAATTTATTAAATACTTCGATAGCTTGCTGAACTGGCACAGGAAAATCTTCGTAATCCGGAGGACATTTCTCCTCAGAAGGTTCCTGACCCATCTGTTCACAGAGGGTCAGGTATTTTTCTTTAGTAATTCCTACTTCGAAATTATTCTGCCACTTTTGCAGCCTTTGCCACAGAAGGCTTCTTTGCTCCTGTACGAAAGTTTTCTAGATCGAACACCGTATCATTTACCCATGTGTCGAACTCTGCGGAATTTGTGATTAGTAGCTTCGCATTTTCTTGATTATATGGAAGTTCAGCATCGGCTTCTACTGAAGATAGATCCACTAGCATTAGCTCTTCTAGATACTTATACTTGAATCCTTTCCAGTTTTTAATTGTTGCTTTTGTAAACTCTGCAATAAACTTTTCTTCGTTTAGTTCTTCCACTGGCTTTCTTGTTGCCTTGTCGAACTTGGTGCTTACGCAACGCTTACGAAGTGCAGTTAGTTCTGGTCGAGATAGATTAACTAATTCTACTTCTAGTCCTTCATACGCAGGATGTTCTACCCACGCTGACTTGGTATCGACCATTAATTCACTTAAATTCATTTATTATACTCCTTTGTAAATAGGCTTTACAATTGTTAAATTAGAATTGAGTCTAAAATCGTAGACTCTTGTAAATACTTCATCCAAGTTTAATCTTCTAGTAAATACGGATGAAGGTAAGTTAAATCTCAGGAATGGAGTAGCTTGTCCTGTCGAACTCAATACATCAATAACGATTGGATTCGTAGTAGTAGTGTCTGTTAAAGTAGCTACATTTTCTGAGGTTAAAAATTGTGTTATAGAACCGGAAACTCTTCTGCCCGATACAACATAAGAACTAGGGTAAATAATATTTCCTGCTAGGCTTTCTTGTATGGTTGAATTTGGAGTCCATGATACTTCGTTAGTTACTTCTACATTTAAAGAAGCTACTGAAGCTAGTTCTATTGAATTTATAGAGACTCTTAAGCCTCTTACAACAGCATAATTCTTAGCCCCTATATTAACTAGAGTACCTGGAATTGTTCCGGTGAATCTAGAGATCTTTGAGGCCGATCCGGAAATAGAAACGGTTAGAATACTTTCTTTTGTTATATTGTAAGTATTTGTTTCTATTACTGCTTTTTCTATTCTATAAGTTACGTTGTCAGATTCCACATATAAGTCGAAGCTATTGATATTTCCAGCACTATAAGAAGTACCTAGAGTTAACAATATAGGCGTCGTACTAATGTCTAATATTGGAGAGGTGAACTGGAAGTTAGCTGGTGCAGCTTTACTAATCGTTGCCCCCTCGTGCAAAGAATTGAGATTATGTAGAGTCTTTGTCTTATAGCCTTGCTCGTCAAAAGTTTGAGAAGCCGATATATCTGAGTATACCTCTAGTAGATGTCTATTAGATCCTTCTACGAGGTGGAGTTTCGCGTTCTTTTTAAAATTATACATAGTCCATACAAAAAACGAGGGAGCAAAACGATTCTGCTCCCTCGAATTAATTCTATTATAAAATTTATGTGTAACAAAGTCAAGAACTATTTTTTTCCACCTAGGTTTTAAAAAATAGTACTGACTATATTATGCTACACCTGCATAACGAATTCGTGTGAGTTCGTTAGTATTGCTGATGCTTGTTGGTAGTGCTGTGAAGTTTATTTCATAGCCCATAACATCATCGACGTTAACTGTTGGAATTTCTAAGTGGCACTGACCTAGATCGAATGCGACACCTGGAGCTGTTGGAGTTCCGCCGGTTCCTCCTCCAACGTGTAATACAATAGCGAATCTATTGGTAATTAAGCTAGTAGCTGATAATAGATCGTTGTATAGATCGATACTTCCGTTTGTGATTTCATCCATATAGCAAGTAAAGTTACCTGTTACAGAACGGGTTCCAGTTACGTGTCCAAGAGGAGTATTAACAACTCCGATTGACTCAGGAGTTAGGAATGTCATATTATTACTAATTGTGATACTTCCACCAGTTAGAGTAATACCATATGTTTTTGGTGTAGCAGCAGTAATTCCTGTTTGGTTTGCTGCAGCAACAACAGTAGCAGAGGTTAATCTGTTACGAATCATGTTGTTTGTAGCTGTAGCACCTGCTGTATTTAGTGTGTAAGTTCTAGTACCATTGCCTGGGTTTACAATATTGCTGCCAGTGAAAGTAAAGGCTGTTATTTCTGAAATAAGTGTGCCCATTCCAGAGAATGAAATTGTAGCGATACCATCAATATCAAAATTCATGGTTGCTTCATTTACACAACAGTTAGCAATCTTGTATATAGTAGTAACTTCATCATCATTAAAGGCATGGTTGGTTTGCGCTGAGGCAGAAGCCTTACTTGCACCAACTACGAAGTATAGATCAAAAGTAGCTAATCTTGTTTTGTTTGAGCTAGTTGGTAGGAAGTCAAGTAATGTTGATGTAGAACTAAAGGTAGTTGACTGAGCGACAGCACTAGTTGGCGTTGTTAATGCTGATGTTCCTGTAGGCGCTGCGTAGGTTACAGCAGCAGCACTACTGCTTAATACTGTAAAGTTATTAGTACCACTTGCTGGTGTACCACCAGTGTATCCAATACCACTAACGGCAATTGTATCTCCGACCTTAAAATATGTACCACCAGCTGGTGCTGCTGTAGTGAATGTTAAAGTAACTATACCAGCGTTAAGAGCAGCAGTACCTGGAAGTCCAGTAGCTGTACCAGCTACTTGAGTGAATTCTGTTTCTGCAAAAAGTGAGTGCCATAGTAGCTCTTCGGGAGCTCTACCAAGGCTGCTAGCTAATGTTGGTCTAGCATATAGATCGAAACTCCATTCTGCTGGAGCTAATGAATCTGTGAATGCTGCTTGACCACGTCTGCTGACATTGCTGGCACTGGCCATTTCATTTACAGTAACTTGAGATACGTTTGATGATTGGCTAAATGAGTATCCGTTCAGAACGGGAAGTAACCACGCGTTTGCTGTTCCTGTACCCGTATTTTGTACCGCATAAACCTTGGTGTCTCTACTAAAAAATAGGTTTGTATCGCCTGCTGGCATTTTAATCTCCTAAAGTACCTTAGTACTTTACCTGTAGGGACATTTCACCTACACCCAATGGTGCGAGGGCTCCCTGATCTGTGTCTATTAGTGTAATAATTATATCTCTAGTATATCCTAGATTACCGGAAGAATCGACGTATGCCAACCTGCCATTTCTGTCAATAATTAATTCGATATCTTCCAGTAATCTTTCTAGGGCTACTATAGAGTCTTCCTCATTTACATACGCCCTTAGAGTTACATCTAAGTATCTGTCTTTCATTCCGGCGCCTTGGTGGACAATAGTCTCTGGACCGGCTACCAGACATACGCAGGGAAATTCGGATATTTCATCCCAGAATTTCATGCGTGGATAAACTTGTTGCCCTAAATCTGTAGAATAGTCATTTGCAAGACTAATAGCTTTTAGCTTGTCTTCTAAAGCTTCTACAATTGAGCTTCTTCTAGTTTTATTAATCATTAAGCTCTCCTAGTGTAGAAACGACCTATTGCCATTTCTCTGACTATCTCTCGTACAGATTTATCTACTAAGGCTCTTGGATCTCTTTCGGGCGTATTCCAAGGCGCTCTTCCTAGTGTTCTATCAAACACATCATAGGGATCTCTTTCATAATTAAATACAAAAGATGGGGATCCTTCTCTTGTTTCTTCAATTCTTACGACTTCTGCTGATTGAGCGAATCTTCCGGTTCTATTAACAAGAGAGGGAGATCTCATATTAGCTATAACTCTTGGTGTCAACTTACTATTTATTAATGGTAGTAATGAATTCCAATTTCTTTGAATTGATCCGTCTGGAACATCTATCACACCTACGCCGGGATCTTTTACCGCTATAGGTTTCTTAGTTTTGTTCTTCATAACCGCAGAGGTCTTAACAGTAGTTTTAGCTGAACCTCTTTTTACTAGTTTAGTTCTAGTTTTGGCCCCTGCTTTTTTTGAAGCTTTCAATATCTCGGTTATTACTATATCTACGGGAGAATTTGAGCCGGCTTGATTGCCCCAATCATTTTTACTTAAAAAATCATCAAGGACTTTTCTAGCAGTTACTAGAAGTTTATTTTCTCCTGCTGATCTAACTCCAGTATTACTTTTTATCGCCTCATCTTCAACATACATTGCATAGGTTTTTAATGTACTACCTGAACTAGGCTCCGTAGAAGTTAATACAAGATTTAGAACGCTATCTGCTATAGGTTCTTCTCTAATTGGTCCAAAGGATCTTAAACTAGATAGAGCTTTTTGGATGCGAACTTCGGAAATACTATGTCCTTGGTGGTGTCCTATCTCTAATAAGTGTCTTGTATCTTCTTTAGTAACTTTTGGAAATAGTTTTACTACTTTATTCTTTAAAGTAGATAACCTATCTTCTCGTACTTTAGCAATTTGTTTATATATGTCCGAGCTAGTGCTGCTATCTAGGGTTGTTACAAGCACATAAAAATTATTTTCATTACCATGTACTTTATACTTAAAAGTTTTACTCTTTCTATTGTTGAAAGTACCATAAAGAGCTTTAGTATATTCTTTTACAATCTTATCTAGCATTTCATCTTGTTTGGACGTTATGGAATTTTTCTTGCGTCCTATTTGAATCAGTATTTGATTTTTAATAGTTTCTGAGTTTACTACATATACGTGAGGCTCTTTATTATATTCTTCTCTAACTTTCTTTAACTTATTAGAGCCTTCTAAAGCTTCTCTAGCCTCTGAAATTAATTTATGAAGATCACCTCTAGCCATTTCTGTACATATCTAGAACACGAGCAACATGAGCAGGCCATCTAGATGTTCCTTGCTTGCTAAGTCCGGTATCAATTGTTGCCGCACCTAGAGTTTTGCGTTCCTTGTATTCTTCTTTATGATAGTGATGAACTAGATCAAGACACGCGATTCTTACGTCTTCCGGGGTTGTTTGGTATCCAGCGGTATAAGTTACTCTTACCGAGCCAAATCCTTCCTGCCAATATCCACTATGAATAAATAAAGTATCAATAGAAGTATCTACATAATAATCTGTAGCAGCCATTGTCTGATAGGGGCTAGCCGAATCATCTCTATACTGTACTAGACTAACTGTATTTACAGGCCATTCGTTTAACAGTATCGCGTGTTGAGAGGGTTTAATATTAAATGTTTCTACTTTAGGAGTAGAGTAATAATCTATGAAAGTATGTCCACAATAAGTTTTAACTAGCGTACTAACTGAAGCAATGATAGATCCGAGTTCTTCGTCGCTATCAGTTTTGGTCAGCTTCTTGTAAAGCTTATAATCTTCTAGTGTTATTAAAGCTGCCATGTTTACTCCAAATGAAAAGGGGCTGCTGGTAGCAGCAACCCCCTTCCCAGCTAATTATTATGCGTTAGCGCCGTACTTAACACCAGAAACTGATGATGCGTTTTCGATGATTTCATTGAAACCTAAACGCTGAGTAGTTACTAGCACTCTGTGCTGATTTTCTACTAAGTAATCGCTTTCTACAGTTACTCCACGTAGACGTGGAACTACGAAGTTGCGTCTGTTAAGTGCAATTGCATGGTATGCACCTTGTGCTGGTGTTGGGAACTCGTCGCAGACCATTACTGATGATCCGTAAATTTGTCCAACTTCACCAGTTAGCTTTGTAGCAATCTGATTAACTGAGTTGAAATCCTGGAAGTCTGGATCTTCTAGGAGTTCGAAGTATCCACGCTGAGATACAACGTAAACAACGTCGTTAGCGCGTAGACCATACTTACCTAGTCTCTTGCGAGCAGCTAGTAGATCGTCTGCGATTAGTCTGTTGGCTGCGAAGCTAGCTCCTCCTGTGATAGGTGTAGCGAAGCGGTTGTTAACTTCTACGATTCTTGTTAGACCATTTGATACGCCTGTGTATGCGCTACCTGGTGTATTCCCCATTAGGAATAACTGCTCTACGCCACGAGCGTGTGAGCGAATCATTGATTCACGAAGAAGTGGAAGAATTGGAATAATTGCATCTTCTTCAGTTTCATTACCTAAGTAGGTCTTTGCAACCATCTTAAATGTTCTTAGTGAAATTTCAGTTAGAGCAATACCACCACGATCGGTTCCACCTGTACGTAGGTCGAGCGTACCGTTTGCTGCAGTTGCTGTTGTGCTACCTGCTGCTGATGTGATTTCGGCATAACCTGCGTCTGGTAGAATTGGAACAATCATTGTTGCTGAGGTCATAGCGATCTCACGGAACATAGGAGCAAGAATTAGCTCATTCTGAATATCACGCTCGATGTTTGTTGAAACTTCGCGCTCAAAGTGATCGCTAGCAGCAACTTGAATTGATGAGTGAGCATTAGCCTTTTCTAGTAGGTCCTTAGCGAATTTTGTTTCGTAGCCTTTACCAGTTACGCGAGCTAGTAGGAATGCATTTTCAACGTCATCCATATTTTGCTTCATCCAATCTTGTGAATTGTCACCACGATCTGAGAAGTGACGCTTTGATTGGCTGATAGCCTTTAGTTCTTCACTCTTTTCTGATAGCTCGCTGCGTAGGCCTTCTACAGCCTTTTCTAGGTTGACTTCCTTATCTTGGAAGCGTTTTTCTAGTTCTGCATAAATCTTTTCTTCTGAAGTTGCAAGTACCTTTGCGGTAGCGGCAGCAACCTTAGCTTCCATTTCTTCGGCAGCTTTCTTTTCTGCCGCTTCTGCAGCAGCTTTTTCGATGCGTGCTTTTTCTGAAGCTTCTAGTGCGGCAGCAACTGCCTTCTGAATCATTTCGTTCTGTTCGTCCATTTTTAGTTTCCTTGACGCTTTTGTATCCGCGTCCTCTGATGATGAACCTCCGGTCGAAGCAGAACGCTGACCTAGAGTATTATCAAATTGTTTCTTAAATTCAAGATATTCTTCTTGAGTGTCAAATGATTTAGCTACAGAGAATGTAGCGTCTTGATTGCAAGGCACAGAAACTACTGATACCTCTAATAGCTCGGCGTCTTTTACTATTAATCCGTCTACAGCCTTATCGTAGTCTGCATCCTTAATTACGAATCCAACTGAAAAGGTGGATAGTACGCCTTCTTTTACTAGATTATAGACGTCGCCAGCACTTTTGCTTATAACGCCTTTAATCTTTAAACCTGTGTTATCTGTCTGCATCTCAACTACTTTACCAATTGGTTTATCGTAGTTGTGATTAAATAGAAGAATAGGATTTTGTTGAAAATTCCTTAAACCGCCTTTACTCCAAGCAGTAGGTAGAATTTTATCGTAGGCTCTGTCTACTGCTCCAGTACTGGCATATCCTGAAATTTTTAATTCAAGATCATCGGTTTCTTCTATACTTTTTATAGCAGAATCTAATTTGAAGATCTTTTTCATAGATTTTTCTCCTGCCGGTACTTTTGTTAAAGTAGAAAATTTATGTCCGACTAGAGTTTCGGTTTCTTTATCGTCTCTATAGATTCGAATTAGGGCAGCGGGGTCTTCCTTCGTAGCAGTTATAGAAAAACTACTGCCGGGAATACCTAGAACACCTTCTCGCATAATATGCTCGATGCGTCCCATTGCTTTTCCTCCTGAAGAGTTCCATTGTACGAAATCGCCAAGCTTAAACTTAGAGGGCTCGCTTAGTTCAATTTCATCTTCATCATCTTCTTCTTCGTCGTCGTCATCAATAATATACTCTTTAGTATAGTCTATTGATTTACCTTCTAGTCTATCCAAAGTCTCAGACTTTGCTCTTGCCCATGTCTGCCCAGGATCTCCACCCCATAACGCCCATGCGACTCTACCATTTGAAGGATAACCAGGTTCTCCTGGGCTAAATCCTTCACCTTGTTTGTCTACTTCATGGCGACTAAAAAAGCTATGCATTCTGCGAACTGTACCAGGAGATAACTCCTGCTTGTTTACAAGCTGTCTTGCTCTTGCTAGACCGACTGCTGTGCCTCCATCGAAGCCGTCTTTTCTCCAGTCTAATGCTTTTTGTGCTTCTTTAGCCATGCCGTCTGTAGGGGTTAGATCGATTTCTTCTCCTCCTACACGAGCCATGTTATTTCTTCTTAGCCGTTTTTGGTGCTTCTACTACAGGCTTAGCTTCTGGTTCAGCTTCTAGTTCAACTTTCAATTCAACTTCTAGTTTAACTTCTGCCTTAGTCTCTGCTGCTGTAGTTTCTTCAGGTGTAATAGGTGTTGGTTTTTGAACACCTGCCATCTTTAAAATTTTGCCCCACGAGCCAATTTTACTATTTAAAACGTTTAATTTAATAGGAGCATCTGGTGCATACTTATATTCTTGGGCGGTCATTGGACCTCCGTTGCTGTCAAAGTACTCCTTTACTATTTGGATCATACCATTTCTAGTCATTTTCATTTCCTGTATCAGGTGGTCTACCGCCCTGACTTGGGTTTGCAGCGCTTCCGGCAATATTTTGCGGTATCCTTATCTCTGCTCCCTGGTTGTTTGGTAAAGCACCCATCCCCATTCCAGTTCTAGCTTCGTCCGGAGTAATAATTCCTCCATTTACTAGAGTTGAATAGTAGGCAGCTTCGTCTTTTAATTCTGGTTGTAGTGCTGGTATACCTGCTACATCTTCATATATCTCAAAACCAAAGAACATTTGAAATGCCGAGTTTATTTTCTTAATTATCGGAATAATTGTTTCCAAATAATAAACTCTATGGTTTGGTCGTATGTTAGCATTGTTCCCACTGTCTATTAGTACAGGAGGTACGCCCAGCGCTTTTAGAATAATTTTCTCGTTCGAATCAATCGAAGGTCCAAAGTCTAGTTCTTTGAAGTTGACGTTAGAGATTGAATCGATCGACATTCCTCCATCTAGAACCATTGGATTTCTGCCCCCAGATTGAGGTCTATATGTTTGTCTCCACTCCTCTTTCATACGCTCTTTAATACGTGGGCTAAGAGTATCTGGAGTTTTAATAACTAATCCGGGAACCGCTCCATTATTAAAGAAGTTATCTTGGAAGTCTCTCATAGACTTCATTAGCTTCATTGTACGTAGCGCAGGCTTTAATCTAGAAGCCCCTCTATATATGGACTGTGAATTATTATCTTTTATATGTATAATTTCATTTGGAAAATAATCAATCTTTCCATCAAATATATACTTAGATACAAAAGTCTCAGTATCTGGTTCTATTGTTATTTTTGATGAAGGCAGATGATATAAATGCACTCCATCGTAATATATAAACATATTTCCGTCTAGCATGAAATCCATTAGAAGATTTCGTCTAAATGAATGTAGATCTTGATATGGATTTGGTTGAACATTTAGTAATGTTTCAACTGTTTTTCTTTTTGTACCACTTATAACAGGGAACCCAATCTTTTCGGTTCCAATAGAGTAGTTAATTTCTGCCGCATCATCAATAATCATATTTACAGCACGATTGACTATCTCTAGTGATTCGTAGTAAAAGATATAATTTCTTTCTGGCTCTGTACTTCCTACATCGCCGTATTCTTGTGCTATCCAGCGCTGAGCCGGATTTAGCTTCTCATAGATCCAATTTCCTAGCTTCATGTTTCTCCTTTTGAATCCTTACCCAGTTCATCTGCTTAGTAGCAGTTATTAGTGTAGGATCTTTTCCGTATACGCTATGAAGCTTCAAGTGATGCTCGTGACACAAAGTTACCGTCTGATTGTAGACTTTATCATGCTCCTCTTCAATAAAACTATCTCGAATAGCTAGTATATCGTCTACTGTCTTGACTGTAAAGCCTTTGTCCTTGCACCACTTATTAAACAATGGAGTCATTGTATAGTAATGGTGAAAGTCTAGGGACTCTGTGCTCCCACAAATTTCACATTGAGAGCCTTTTTCGTACTTAGATTTTGCCCGGTCTCTGACGTATTTAATCGGATCACGCAGTAAGCTTGCTCCAGACATTTTTTCTCCTTTTAATTTCTGTAATTATATTATTTTGAGGGTTCAAAGTCAAGCTGCAAATTGCACTTGGTATGAAATTACTTTGTTAAATAAATGTTGAACCATCTATGACTTGAGTTATACTCTGGATCATTTCTGTATTACCAACTTTTTTCGCAACGCCTTGATTATCTGTAAGATATGCCTCTGCGAATTGTCCATTCTCTACGTAATAAAAGCTATCGGGTTGAAGAACTTGAGGTAATACTGTGACTTTGAAAAAATTTACTGCTGCCATTTTACCACCCTATTTGACTCCACTCGTAAGCCGCTCCCGTTGCTACTGTAAAAATCGCAGTAGGAATTATTTCAGCGGGTCCTCTAGCTGGCGCTATCTGATCTTCGGATTCTATTTCTCGTGTTTCGGGATGCAACCAAACTACAGACGCGGAAGGTTTATAAAACTTCCAGTCTATAGAGGCCGCGGGCTCTAGTTGAGATAGAAATGTGATCATATCACGCTCTCTTTGATTGTTAGTTTCTTGGGAGTTCCCTTGAAAGTTTGTCCTGCAATCATATATTCGTAATTTACGTAATAAATTCCAGGAGCTAGTGTATTGTTTACTAGCTTGAATAAATATCCATCGGCTACTTCTGGGCTAGTGTAGTTCTCCACAGTGAGTGTGGCTGCTACTGCAGCGGATTCAGGTGGGACTTCTCCTCTTTTAGATAGTTTCATTACTACTGTTAGGCCAGTTATTAAAGATTTAGTACCAGTCACTGAGGCTGGTATAAGTATGCTTTCGCCCTGCATATAAACGTACATATTAGAATCCTCCGGCACTCGTTTTATAACTATAGAGTGCGTATCTTAGGGCGTCGGCCATGTGGCTAGCCTCATTATGTTTTGGCTTTTCCTTTTGTAGATTCTGATTATCGTCCCACTGGTACTGGTCTAAAGCGTGTAACACGTGGGATAGTGACGAGTCTACGAATACTCTGTCGGTATCTATTAGTGAAGCAACATATCCAATGCCGTCTAGGACGGATTTCTTTGCGTTTGTCGTTGGAATGTCGTATTCTTGTGCGAAATCGAAGCGTTGCTGCTGGTTTGCGGAGTCGATATAGATATAATCTATGGCCCATTTATCCATTAGCTTCTTAATTTCTTCGGCGTGTCCCGAAGTTACACGCTCATTGTCTCTATATTCGTCTAGTAGGAAGAATTTCTCGTGATCCCATGAATATGCGGCTACAACCATCGCTGTAGGGTCTCTAAAACCGAGGTCAAGTCCTGCGAAAACGTCGCATTTTCTTAGATCGAGATCCTCTGGAATATTGCCTATACAATGTTGCTTTAGATTCCAGATTTTTCCTTCGAAAATCGAGAAGTCGGCCTCATACTCTTGACGGAATTCGGCTTCGCTCATGGAGCGACGGGCTTCTTCTACGTCTTCCGCTGTCATTCTAGGATTATCTTTCCAGGTTGCCTTTACTGAAAACCACTCTGGGAAGTCATCTCTGAATCCACGGTCGAATAATTTAGAGAACCAGTTATTCTTACCACGAGGTGTAGAAATAAATAGTGCTTTCGAGTTAGGCTTGTCTAGTGTAGGACGGAGAGCAACGTTAAATGCCTCCATTCCATCTGTGAGCGCAGCCTCATCGAAGATAATCAGATCGTAAGAACGTCCAACGCAGCTATCAACCTGATTCACCGAACCGATTCTTATGGTCGATCCGTTTGATAATTCTATAACCTTATCTTTGGCATTATCTTTCGTTACTTCTAGTCCGAATTTCTTTATCAAAGCTCTTTGTAAATCAAACGAGATCTGAGATAACGAATAGTTTGGTGCCATAATAAGAACATTGGAGCCAGGTACTAAAGATACTACCTGGCCCACAACGTTTGCAATATAGGTCTTTCCTTGACGACGAGATAGAGCAGCACATCCAAAACGATACTTTGGATTGTTTATACCATTTACTAGAGCGATCTGAGAAGGTAGAGGATCAACCTCTAGTTCTTTCAAATAATTAGCAATGGGCACCCTCATGAAAGCATTTGGGTACTGTACAATTACATCTGTTGGAATATCTGCTCTACTTACTATCATGTCAATTCAAAGTGAGGCCCATCAATGAAGGGTCTCTTTCCTTCCTTTCTCCTAGTGTCCACATAATGATTCATAGCAGCTTCCATAGTTCCATTCCACTTTGTAATGTCTGGAACATTCCAAGCCGCGCCCCATTTTAGTGGCACTCCTAATTCTTTTGCTGCTTTCGCCATAGCGTCTGCAATGTTATCATATAGATTGAGTTCCCAACTAACCTTACCGTCTACATAAGCGACTAGATCAACTGCCTTACCTTCTATATGTTTGCTTTTCATTGTCTGAGATTTGCCGGCTGCTACATACTTCTTCTGTGTTTCTACAGTACGAAGACCTTCAGTAACACCAAAGTCTACTGTGCTTAGCTCAATCGCTCTCTCAACAACTTTAACTAGCTTGGGATCTACTCCCTTTAATCTATTTAAAGAAGTTTGACTAAGTTTAAACATTATTCATTTACTCCTTCATCCGTTATGGATACGCCATCTTTTCCGGCCGAGATTCTTCTTTTCACAAGTTGGGCTATATACCCACACATGATACTAAAAATTTGTACGTGTGCTGCCATTGCGAGCCAGAAAACGAATCCAGGATTTGAACTCACCATCACTAGACCAGCGATTGCGTAAGCGGTAAATACTAGTGAACCGCCAAACATCATCCAGAGAGCTATGTTCTTTCTTTCATTTGTCTCTAGATGAAGCCATTTCATTACTCGTCTCCTAGTAGTGGATCAAATAGATTTTCAACTGGAGCTTCTTCAGTTGGGGCAGTTTCTTCAACTACTGGGCTTTCAGCTTCCATAGGAACCTTATAAAGGAAGTTTCCATTCTCGTCGTAGCCCCATTTCTGATTGCGTTTAATATATTCAGTAACCATTATTTAAGTATCCTGTAACACGTTTTGCAATGGCTGCCGTCTTATTAATGGCAACGTCATCATCTGTGTTATCTTGTGAAAATCCAACGGTGATTTTACCAATTGGATAGTTCAGTAAGTTTGTGAGTGGGCACTCTACTAT